GTATTACGACAACAGTCTGATGGCACAGGTCAAAATCGAGCGCATCCCTATGGCAGCCTATGATAAGGGCGCAGGATTCCGTGGCCATTGCGGTAAGATCAATTTCATCTGCAATGACATGAGAGTGTGTCAGGCTTGGGAAGACCGTGAAGATGAGATGGATTGAAATGACGAATTGTGGGAAAATACACTCGCTGAGTCAATCGAGCCACCAGCAGCTTATCCGTTTGGGGGGCATATGACTGATTGGCTTAGAGAGAACCTACAGAAGGGTCTATCTCTGCCTGCTCCTGCAACGGAGTGGCTGATGATGCTCTATGGAGCAATCCAAGTCTTTGACGATGTCGCTGACGGTGATCCTGTCAAGCGTGAAGACCTGAACGCCACCATCTGGAATACATTGGTCGGCATGAATCAAAACAGCTTCTGGCTAGTCAACTCCCAGACTCTTGCGCCAGTTGTCGCATCGATGATATTAAAATGGCAAGCATCCGATCAAGCCGAACGAGCTGGTCGTGCTGATGCTCGCTCTTTCGTCTGGCGTGCGGGCTTCTACGATGTGGTATTGATGGCCGTGGCGTTGTGTCATGGCACAGATCATGCGACCAACGTGGCCAGCGATGTCATGGCTCTGTATGGCGAAAAATTAGAAGATTATTTACAGGAGTTTAATAATGCCTGATCCAATTACAGGGATAGTGGTCGCTGGTTCACAGCTTATTGGTGGCGTTATGCAAAGCCGATCGGCTAGCAAAGCTGCGGACGCACAATCAGAAGCGGCTGAACGAGGCATTGAAGAGCAGCGCAGACAGTTTGATGCGGTGCAGGAAATCCTCAGACCATACGTTACAGCAGGCACAACCGCAATCGGTGGTTTACAGCCTTATGCCGCAGCTGGAGCACCTGCGCTAGAGCAACAGCAGGCATTGCTTGGGCTGCGTGGCCCAGAGGCGCAGCAAGCAGCCATTGCAGCTATTGAGCAGGGCGCAGGGTTTCAGGCTCAAGTTAGGCAGGGTGAAGAGGCAATTCTCCAAGGTGCATCAGCTACGGGAGGTTTGCGTGGTGGGAATATTCAGGCAGCTCTCGGACAGTTTCGCCCACAGATGCTTCAGAGCGAGATTGATCGGCAATATGGTCGGCTTGGTGGTATGACAAACTTAGGGTTAACCGTAAACCAAAACTTAGCACAGTTAGGTCAATCTGCTGCCGGAGGAACGGCCTCAGCAGGACTATCAACGGGCGCAAGAATTGCTGGTTTAGAAGGTCAAATCGGATCGGCTCAGGCTGGCGGTGAATTGGCATCTGGCCGAGCATTGTCTAGTGTCTTTAATTTACCAGCCCAATTCTTAGGTCTGCAATATGGTATGAAAGGCGGAACGCCTGGCTTTGGTTCTTTATTCGGCGGTGGCGGTGGCGGTGGAGCTATGGACATCCCAATGGAGGGTTCTGCATTTAGCGATAGACGCTTAAAGACAAACATTCACCGTATTAGCACCAGACCTGATGGTTTAGGCGTTTATGAGTTTGAATACATCTGGGGTGGCGGCAAGCATATTGGTTTGATGGCTCAAGAGGTTCTAGGTATCTATCCAGACGCTGTTGGAAGTGTGGGTGGATACTATACCGTTGACTACAGCCGAGTTTAGGGGATAGGAATGGTACAACCAGCAAATTACAACATTGACGTTCAGAGTCCATTCCAAGCCTTTGCACAGGGCGCACAGCTCGGTACTGGATTGGCTGAGGTTCAAGCTCGCAGACTAGCGCAGGAGCAGGATGTAATTCGTCAGCAGCAATTGAATCAAGCAGTCCAGACCTTGAATGCAAACCCTAATCCGACTGCAAAAGATTATCAACAACTGTCTTTTTTGCTGCCTCCTGCACAGATGAAGAGTGTGCTTGATGTCTTTCAAGCAGGGTCAAAAGAGCAGCAGGATAATCAGATTGCATTTTCTGGGAAAGTGCTTTCAGCGTTTACAGCAGGGCAGCCACAGATTGGCATTGATCTTTTAACTGAACGAGCGACAGCAGAGGAGAATCGTGGCAACAAGCTGCAAGCGAAAGCTTTTCGAGATTATGCAGAGCTTGCGAGGCTTAACCCTAACGCAGCTCAAAAGACGATTGGCGTGATGCTCGCAAGTTTGCCAGGCGCCGATAAGATTATTGAGGCCACCACTAAAGCGCAGATTGCTCCGGCAACTGTAGGTAAGGCTGAGGCTGAAGCAGTTGGCGCACAGTTAGAAACTGCCAATAAGCCTTTGCAACTACAGCTGGGGAATATTAAAACACAGGCAGACATCAATAATATTCAAAGTCAGATTACTGACAGAACCAGAAGGCTAAATTTAGATCAAGACAGATTGACAGGTGATGTGCAAGTAAAGTTGATTGAGCTTAACCAAACACAAGGAAAGTTAGAGCCTAGCGCAGTCAAGATTATCAATGAATCTGTGGTTGCGAGTCTTGGCTTAGAGCAGGCCGCAGCAAAGACGCTTGATTTGGCCACTAAAATTGAGCAGGCGGGTGGCACTTCAGGTGTTATTGCCAAAGCGTCTGAGGCATACAAGTCGACTTTTGGTAATCAAGATTTTGTCACGCAGTTGCGTAATGAATACACAAGGCTTCGCAATACTGCTGCGATTAAGGCGTTGCCGCCTGGCGTTGCAACGGACAAGGATATTGAGCTGGCATTAAAAGGCATTCCTCCAGACACAGCAAACGCTGCCACACAAGCCTCATTTTTGCGAGGCATTGCAAAGATGCAGCAGTATGAGTCAGCGACTGAAAGCGCAAAATCTGAATGGGTAAACTCAACAGGAAACCTTGGTCGATCAAAGTCAGACATTGAGATTGGTGGAATTAAAGTGCCAAAAGGCACAACTTTCCCAGAATTTGCTCGTCAGTTTATGGATCAGAGAGCGCAAGACTTGGCAGCGACACAAGCGAACACGGCTGTTGGTGGTCGCAGTTACATGAGGTACGCTAACCCACAGGCTGGTCAATAATGGCAACTCCCGTCCCTAATTCCTATAAAGACCCGTACTGGTCTGAACTCTCAACAAATACTGAGAGAAAGCTCGGTCTGCCTGAGGGGATGTTGCGTGCGGTTGTGCTTTATGGTGAGCGCAGTAACAACGATCAGGTGTCCTCGGCTGATGCACGCACGCCTTACCAGATCATCCCCTCTGCTAGAAATCTAGCAATCAAGGCATATGGGATTGATCCGTATCTCAGCCCAGAGAATGCGGCAGAGGTAGCGGGTCGGTTTCTGAAAGACTCTCTGGATCGCAACAAGGGCGATAAGTCCAAGGCATTTGCTGAATATCATGGCGGCACAAACCCTGCAAATTGGGGGCCGATTACTCAGTCATACATCACTCGCACAATGGGCGGATTGAGTGAGTTGACAGGCCAGCCAGCGCAGACCCAAGCACCGACCACAGCTCCCGCACCAGCTCCCGCAACAACGCCAGCTCCCGCACCATCGACACCACCAGGGCAGCCCCCATCAATTGCTGAAGGCGGCACAATTAGCACATTTGAGAGAGCGCAACGAGCATCTGGTCAGGCGGCGATGCCGGACAATGCTATTGCCAATATTTATCAGGCATACACATCTGGGCAGATGTCACCACAAGAAGCCCAAGAGTTTGAGGCTGATGTGCGTGGCGGCACGATTATGCTGCCCCGTGGTGCGTCATTGCAAGGCGGTCCGGTACAAGGTGCTAGACCCACAGTAAACGTGCTGCCTGCTGGTGTTTTGGAGGCTTATACAGGCAACAAGATGACTCGTGCCGAGATGGTTGATCTTGAGCGTGATGTCAGAAATGGTGTGGTCAGAGTGCCAGAAGGATTCCAACTTGGCACAACAGAGCTGACACCATCAACGACAACCGAAGGCGTGATGGGTGCGGTCACTAGGGGTCTTGCCCCGATTGCAACAGGCGCAGCCATTGGTGCGGCTGCTGGTGCGCCCCTTATGGGTGTCGGTGCAATACCTGGCGCAATCGCAGGAGCTGGCGCAGCAGGATTAGCTACCTTTGCAGCTGATCCGATTGTGGGTGCTGTCAATAGTCTGTTTGGCACAAATTACACAATGCCAACACAAGCAATGGAAGATTTGCTGACCAGAGCTGGTGTGGCAAAGCCAAAGACTGAAGCCGAGCGCATCTTGCAACAAGCGGTATCAGGTGCTGCGGGTGCTGGCGGTGGCGTAGCACTTGGTCGAACACTTCAGGCCGCAGCTGGTGCGGGTGCGCCTGTGACTAGAGGGGTTGGACAAGTTTTGGCGTCTCAGCCAGTATTGCAAACGGTAGCGGGTGCAACGGGTGGTGCAGCAGGACAGACAGCGGCAGAGCTTGGTGCTGGTCCAATCGGTCAGATTGCGGCCACCGTAGCTGGTGGCGTTACACCATTTGCGCCTCAATTATTGTCCCAGATGAGAACTGCGGTCAGCCAACGTGCTGCAACTCCAATGCAGCCTGGCGTACCACCGCCCCCAATGTCAGGTGAAGAGTTAACGGCAACCACTAGAAAAGCAGCTGAAGGTGGTTTTGGCTCAACCAAGGCAACAGAGGCATTAGCAGCACAAGCAGCACCAGATCAAAAGACATTGGATGCAGCAAAGCGTCTGGGCATCGAGGATTATTTGGATGTTGACCATCTGACCACAAATCAGGCGGCCAAGGAGTTGATTCAAGCTGTAAAGTCATTCCCTGGCTCTCAAGCAAGAGCGTCTGAGATTGCAGGACTCAATGAAGTCGGCAGAAAGGCTGATGAGTTAATTGCCAAGATTGGTGGCACAACTGATCTGAGTCAATTGAATCAATCAGTCAAAAATCAGCTGAGTGATACGGTCAAAACTTTAGATATAAGCGCAGACAAGGCTTATACAGATTTAAGAACGGCCATTCCATTGAGAACCCGTGGCGAAGCCAATGAGGTATTGACGTTTATAAACCAGCGTGGCCGTGACTTAGATGGCAATCAAAACCTGTCCAGCTTAGAAAAGAACGTTCTACGCAAGCTCACACCAAAGCTCGAGGTGGATGAGAATGGTGTCGTCACAGGAGTAAAGAATCCAACATATGCTCTTATTGACGATGTGCGCCGAGACATTGGCGCAGCAGCTCGTCAGTCAGGCAAGTTTAAAGATGCTGACACAGGCTTGGCCAAGCAGCTCTATAAGCTCATTGATAACGACCAATTAAAGCTCGCTGATAACGCAGGGTTTGGCGATCAATACCTTCTGGCTAAGAGTCTTGTCGCAGTCCGTAAGGGCTTTGAGGATGACATGGTGGCATTGTTTGGCAAGCAGCTCGATCAGAGCCTGGTCAGCAAGCTGTCAGATGCCACAATGTCGTTGACCAAGGGTGACTCAGAGAAGCTCGTTAAGGTTTTGAAAGCCATTCCAGATGATATGCGCCAAACGGTAGCGGCCTCGGCTCTCAATACGGCGTTCGGAAAAGCTACTCAAAACGGCCAATTGAATTTCAATACCTATGCAAACTTCTACGAAGGTCTGCTTCAAAACAAGCAGGGCTATGCGGCCTTGATGAATAATCTGCCACAGTCATCAAGGAAGGCATTGTCAGATTTGTATCGTGTCTCCAACGGCGTGAGAAACGCCACCAGAGAGCGCATCACAACAGGTCGCATCCAATCTATCCAGAAAGATTTGCAGGGCGTAGATACCTTGGCAAGCAATCTGTTTGGTATTGCAAAACGTGCAGCTTTCGGTTTGCCTCTGGAGGCCGCATCAACAGCCGTTGGATTGCCTGGTGCTGGTCTTGCATCTGGAATTGCATCAGCGTTGACCAAAGGCAAGCCAGACATTGCAAAAAAGGCAGACGAATTATTAAATTCGCCAGCGTTTAAAAACTTGGTTCGTGGCCAATAAGGAGCAATAAACGGTGAATCTTTTATGCTTACAATCTTGCAAAAATGGATTAAATTGCTACTTGTGTGGCTACGAGGATTATTCCAGCAAACTCCAGAGGAAACAATAATGACCACGCCCCTTTCAATTGAAGTGCCATTCCCAGTATTTCAGGACCGAGATGGACAGCCATTAGAAAATGGCTATGTCTGGTTGGGGGTTGCAAACCTTAATCCGCAGACTAATCCTGTTGTTGCATATTTTGATGCTGCGTTGACAATTGTTGCGCCTCAGCCATTACGCACTTTAAATGGATATATTTCTCGTGCAGGGACACCAGCTCAGATTTATGTTGATGGAACTAGTTTTAGTATATTGGTACAAGACAGTAAAGGGTCGATGGTCTACAACTTTCCAAACGGAACGGGTATCAGTCCAGACGCTTGTGGTGTAACTTATAACCCACCATTTACTGGTGGCGTGGCTATTCCTGTTTGCGAGAAACTAGCTCAATATGTAAGCGTCATTGACTTTGGTGCTGATCCAACAGGCGTTGCTGATAGTTTGGCAGCTTTTGATGCAGCCGTTGCAGCACTTCAAAGTGGTTCACGTGGAGGATTATTATTTATACCCCGTGGAACATATACGTTGTCCGATACATGGGAAATCACCTGTCGTATGACTATTTATGGTGAAAATCAAGGAGAACAACCCAATACTGCTGCATCTTTGCTTAGATTTGCTACTAACAAAACAGGAATACGGGTATACAGTTCTTTTGAATCTCCTGATGGGAACAGCGGAGCAGTTACTTGCATTCGTGATTTATGTATAGAAAGCATAGTTACAGGCACGATTGGACATGGTATATGGGCAAGTGCAAGAGTACATTTAACCAATGTAACCGTTGATGGATTTGGTGAAAACGGAATAAATATTGTAGCCTCTGCAACTGCACGAACAGGAAACGCTAACCTTTGGAGTATTACAAATTGTTTGGTGCGATTTAACGTAGCACATGGGCTGTATTTAGATGGCAATGACGTTAACGCTGGCGTAGCAATAAACCTTAATTGCACCTCAAATGGAGGTGTTGGAATCTACGATAGTTCATTCCTCGGAAATACTTACATTGCTTGCCATGTGGCCTCAAACGTAGGCACGCCGATTATTACGGATAACGCAAACGCACAAAGTGTTTTTCTTGGCTGTTATTCTGAAGGCGGCGAGTCTGCTTTTGTTTCGCCAACCGTAGTTATAGGCGGTATTCAATCCGCTGAATCACGCATAACATCAACAAGTACCGCTTTTGTTTTAGGTGGTGGCGGCGCATATAGGAAAGGCTTCAATTATACTAACTTCAAAGGCGCAGAAACTATTGGTTCTGCTACTGGTGTTGATTCTTCTCTAATGGCTGCGTTTTCTTACGGCGCAAGTAGCGAAAGCGGGACATTTGATGCTTGGAAATTCAAATATGACGATGTTAATAATTATTGGTATTGGCAATTTGCAAACTCAACAAATTTTGAGCCAATAGCCTATCCTAATTCCGCAAGTGCTAGAGCAGCTGTAACTTCTGGCGCATTATTTCGGAATGGATACCAAATGGGTACTAGAACAGCACCTATTTTTCGTAAAATGGGGTCTGCTGCGCCAACCACTGGTGCAAATGTTGTCGGAGATATTGTGTTTGATTCATCTCCCACAGCGGGTGGGTTTATTGGCTGGGTCTGCGTTACAGCTGGAACGCCTGGCACTTGGAAAACTTTTGGCGCAATATCTGCATAAGGAAACATCATGGCTATCAAAAAAACTATTCAGACAGAATTTGGTTTTACAGTTGCAAACGCATATTTTCGTGTTGAAGGAATTAGGCTTATCGGAAAAGACAAAATTCAATTCCAATTGCGTACTTCTACTGATGGCGTAAAACCGCATTTTTTAGATGAACAACACGAATGTGTTTATTTTCTTGATGGCAGCAATCCAATTGAACAAGCATATAAGCATCTTAAAACATTGCCAGAGTTTGCTGAAGCAACAGACTGTTAATCTTAGTATCGGCTTAAGGTTCTTAGCATGATAATCACAGATATTGTTAGTAATCCGCCAATTACCAACCCTGATGGCTCAATGTCAATTGATTTTGTTGCGTCTTACGATGGTTATGTGTTGAAAGACGCAATTGTTGGATCACCTGAATACATCAACTCTCTTTCTGCTGAAGAAATTAACACGATTGAAGTTAATCGCTTTAATGTCTGGTACGAAATTGTTACTGCTCCAGCGGAGGAATAATCATGGCTGACAGATACTGGGTAGGCGGTGCAGGCACTTGGGATGCAACCACAACCACAAACTGGGCGGCCTCTTCTGGTGGTGCTGGCGGTGCATCTGCCCCTACATCTGCTGACAATGCCATCTTTGACACGTTGTCTAACGCAACGCTTTATACGGTGACCGTAGGCACTAACGCAGTTTGTAACGACTTAACGGTTGCTGCTCCGCTTACGGGAGCTGTTACCTTTTCCTTGGCTGCAACAGCAAGATTAGACCCTTACGGCTCAATGACTTTGCCAGCCGCTAACTGTACTTGGACTGGTGTTGCTGGTGCGCTTGTAACTTTTAGAGCAACTACCACAGGTAAAACAATTACCACCAATGGAGTAACTTTAACTCTTACAGCAGTAACATTTAATGGTGTTGGTGGGGCATGGACTTTAGGTTCTGCATTAACATACGGAACAGCTCAAACACTTGCAATTACCAATGGAACATTTAATACTGGTAATTATGATATTACTGGAGGAATTTTTGCTGTTAATGTTGTAGGAACACAAGTAATTAATTTAGGCTCGTCTACATTAACACTAAGCACTACTGGCTCTGTTACTTTTAGCCAAACGGCAGGGCTTACATTCAACGCTGGCACATCACAAATTAATTGTTCTATTTCATCTCCAACATTTACTGGCGGCGGACAGACTTTTTACAATGTTAGTTTTACAAGCGCTGGTTCTGGAACATCAACCATTACTGGCGCAAATACCTTCAATGATTTAAACCAAATAAGTCGAAATGCAACTGGAACAAGAGTTATTAGTTTAGGTGATAACCAAACTGTATCTGGTACTTTGACTTTAGGCACAACCAATACATCAATTCGTAGAATTCAGGTTCAATCAAGTGTGATTGGAACGCAGCGCACAATTACGCTGAACGGATCGCTTGCCACTTTAGCTGATTGTGATTTTAGAGATATTGGTGCTGCTGGAACGGTAGCAACTCCTTGGACAGGCACTCGCCTTGGTAATGGACTAAACAACAACAACATTACATTTGATGCAGCTAAAGATGTGTATTGGAACTTAGCTGCTGGCGGTGATTGGTCGGGTACAGGATGGGCGTTATCGTCCGGTGGTGCTGTTGCTGCTAACAACTTTCCTCTGGCGCAAGACAAAGCCATTTTTGAAAATACGGGTCTAAACACTAGCGCAACCATTACGCTAGGTGTAGCGTGGTGGATTGGCGAATTTGATGCCTCTACTCGCAGTAATGCTATGACGTTTGGCAATTCAACAGCAACGCCAATAGTATATAAAAACGTCACGTTATCCTCTGTTTTTACAATGACAGGGACAGGCGCATGGAGCTTTGTTGGTCAAGGCACTACGCAAATTTTAGACGTTAATACTGCTACATTTACACCACCTATTACTATCAATTCTGCAACCGGAACTCTACAGTTAGCAGAGGACACAACTTGCTCTTCTACGGTTACATTGACCAGCGGGACATTGAACCTTAACAACAATAAATTAAGTTGTAATATATTTTCCTCCACCAACACCAATACAAGAGTCATTGCGTTTGGTACTGGAAACATCACAACGACAGGAAGTGGAACGGTCTGGACTACAGCAACGCCTACAAACTTTAGTCGCACAGGAACGCCAACTGTAAATATTTCAAACAACTCAGCTACCGCAACAACCGTTTCAACTGGCGCAATGACTGAGGCGCAGTCTTTAAACTTTAATTACACTATTGGCACATATACTCTTACAGATACAGCGGCACGCTACAGGTCTGTTAATTTCACAGGCTTTTCTGGAACAATACCTAATTCTGCACGCACAATTTTTGGTGGCTTAACTTTAAGCGCAGGAATGACTTTAACTGCGGGTGCAAACGCCACCACTTTTGCTGCAACTTCAGGAACGCAGCAAATTACCACAGCCGCAAAAACTTTGGATTTCCCTCTGACCTTTGATGGAATTGGCGGGACGTTTGCATTTCAAGATGCTTTGACCCAAGGCTCTACACGGGCGTTTACAATTACCAATGGCACAGTTCAGTTAAAAATTAGCGTGACTTCTACTGTTGGTGCGTTTACAACATCAGGCACAAATCAAAAGTTTTTACAGTCCACACTTGCAGGAACACAGGCAACGATCAGTCAAGCGTCAGGTACAGTAAACGCCTCATATTTGACCATTCAAGACATTATTGCCACAGGCGGTGCTACTTGGAACGCATTTACTGCCAGTAATAATGTGGACGCTGGTAATAATAGTGGTTGGGATTTTAATATTCAACTTGGTCGGTATATTTACACTCGCCGCAAAAACAAACGCATCATTTATTAAGGACTTATCATGGCATCAAACTCACAAATCGCCTTTGCCCCATTAGGTAATACCGTTGTTATTCCTGCCGCAGCTGTTGCCCCTACTGGCGTTCAGGCTCTGGTTAAAAGCCAACTTGACGCACAAGCAACGGGTCAATACCGAATTGTTAACGCTAGTGCCAACACGGTGTTTTTGGGCGTTGGTAGCACAGCTGCAATCGCTACTGCGAACGCAGTTGCACCAGTTGCTGGCACTCCCTCTGCGGCCATTGTGTTGCTGCCTGGTGCGATTGAAATCTTACGTTTTGGGCGTTTGTCTTTTTTCAGCGGCTTGGCCTCGGCTGATTCAACTGTTTATATCGTCCAAGGCGAAGGAATTTAAATGGATTGGCAAACCATCATCAATATCTCAGCGGGTGCATTGCTTGGAGTTGGGGGCTGGTTTGCTCGTCAGCTCTGGGATTCAGTCAAAGAGCTGAAAACCGATGTGTCTGCAATTCGTCTGCACATGAGCGAAGTTTATGTCAAGAAGTCTGAGGTTGAAAACTTTAGGTCTGATATGGACAAACGCTTTGATCGCATTGAGGTGCTGCTAGACAAGTTATTTGAGAAACTGGATGGCAAGGTGGACAAGTGAAGGATCGTTGGAAGAATCGCCGCAGGATGGCGTGGCTTTCAATGATTGCTGGGTTGCTTTTCCCTCTGCTGATTCTCGCTTCTGAATCGCCGACATTAGGACAGATTGCATTGCCATTCTATGGGTTCATAGGGGCGGTTTTAGCGTCTTATTTCGGGTTTGCCACTTGGGATGACATGAGTGGAAAATAAAGACACTAAGGACACTCTGATGGGTGTCTTGTCATATATTGACAGCCCATTCAAGCTGTTTGTCGTGCTGCTGCTTGGTGTGCTTGGCTACGCAGGGTATTTTATTTACGACAATAAAACATTTCTACTTGGCGTATACGAGAAAAGTAACGCATTGCCAAAACTGAACTCCAGCCGCTTTGACGATGCAATTGAGCTGCTGATGAAAGACCCCAACGTGGTCGCTGTCAGCATCATGAGTGTCGATACGATTTTCAACAAGCGGGTAATTGTTCGTGCTGAGAACCGTGATGGTAAGCGAGCCAAAAATCTTGAAGGTGAGAACATAGGGCTTTTTACTAGCAACCATGCAAACAACGCTGATGTTGTAGATTTGATGGCAGGGCAGACACCTTGCGGCTTCTACTCAACTCCACAGTCTGAGGCGGGTATCTGGTATCTAGATCAAGGTGGCACGTTTGGATGCCGTGTAAGCATACCGCCGGACTATACATCTTTCATTGGACAGATTACCGTGATGTACAAAGATGCTCCGCTTGATCTGGACAGGGCCAGAGCCATGCTCACAATCGCAGCACGAATGTTGGCAGGGCAGAAATGATTTATGCAAAGATAGGTATCGCCATCGCCATTATTCTGGCTGCCTATTGGAAGGGCTATCACGATGAGCATAAACGGTTTCTGGCATTCCAAGCCGAGGTTGCAGCAATTGGCAAGGCGCAGGAGTTGGCCAACCAGAACGCAATCCAATTGTCCGAAGTCATTTCAGAGGGGATTAAAGATGAATATGAGACTCGCATTGCTTCTTTGCGTAGGCAGTATGCTGGCAGGGTGTGCAACCCCAATTCCGGTGGCGGTCAAGTGCCCACCGTTTCCAAGTCCTCCAATGGTACTGATGGAACTCCCGCCGACCCAGAATTTGTTGGAAAGTGTGCAGAAACTACAGCTCAATTAGTGGCATTACAAAAGTGGATAACTAAACATTTGGAGGTGCAGAAGTGATTACCCGTGAAAACCTATTGGCCATCACCACACCAGAGATGGCAGACAAGTGGCTCGATGCTCTGAACGCAACAGCCGAACAGTTTGACATCAACACACCAGACCGGATCGCTGGATTCTTGTCGCAGATTGCCCATGAATCAGCAGGATTTAAGGCAACGTCTGAAAATCTAAATTACTCAGCTGACGCTCTATGCCGTGTCTGGCCGAGCCGATTTAATGCTGCCAATGCGGGTGAGTACGCACGCAATCCTGAGAAAATTGCCAACAAAGCCTATTGTGACCGTATGGGCAATGGTCCTGAGTCAAGCGGAGATGGTTGGAAATACCGTGGCAAAGGATTGATCCAGCTCACAGGTAAAGACAATTATGAGCGTTTCTCTGCCGACACAGGTGTGGATGCTGTTGAGAATCCTGAGCTGCTGGCCGAGCCTGAGATGGCTGCATTGTCGGCTGGATGGTTCTGGTCTAAGAATGGACTGAACGCCTTGGCTGACTCAAAAGATGTGATTGCGATGACCAAGAGGATCAATGGCGGCACGCATGGTCTGGATGACCGCCAGGCTAAGTACGCAGCTGTTCTTAGCACAATGTAAAAAAGGGCGGTGATGAGCCGCCCCTCCATTCTTACCTATGCAGTCGATACCGAGCAAACTGAGCATTTTCTCCCTGCACGATTTCGGTGGTGATGTTTAACCCTCGCCCCCGAAGTTTGAAGATAATGTCAGCCAGACGGGTGGCCTTGAATAAAGTGATGGCCTCCCAACTGGTGATTGGCTTTTTCTGAAGATAAATTAAAACTTGCTGGGTTTTAGACATTTGTCTCTCCTAGAATGGTGGATCGCTGTCCAGATCATTGTATGGGGGCGGCTCGGTTGATCTTGTACGCTGGCGCACAGGCTCATCGTCTTTGGGCTTGGGGTCGTTTAGGTATGCCCAACCATCCCAAGAACCCTCTTTGAGAGGGATGACATCGAGCTTGAGCATAGGACCAATCTTGGTTTCAATGATTGAGCCGATCCGCTGGTAGCGTTGTTTTTGCTCACCAGCTGCATTTGTGTACTGACCGACTGAGCAGCTGATTTCTTTAATGATTCTAGCCATGTTATTCACCTATGATTTTATTAAGAGCCTGAACCTTGGCATCGACTTCAGCCAAGAACTTGAGAACTTCTACTTCTGTTGCTGCAATCCACTCGTCATCACGCTCAACTCTGTCAACAAATAGTTGAGCTTTGAGTGGCATTCTTGGGTCAAATACTACGAAATCGCACCAATCACGATCAGCGCAGCGCATTTGCCATTGCATTTGAGCCATGTATTTGGACTCCACAGGGTTGTCAGAGAGCCAACACTCAAGGGCAGTCTTGGAGTCTGGGCATTTAATCTCGACCATTCCCCGATCCTCTACCAACCCATCAGGCGATGCGCCAGACATTTCGATAGTTGGATGTGGGACAAAGGCTATTTCCTCCACCATGACCCCTCTGGATGCCTCGTATGCGGCTCTGGCAAATGGCTCTTGATCGATACCCCATTGCATGGATGCGTTGGTGTAAGACTCGGCCCTGTTCCCTGTCACACGCTCCAGCACCAACTGAGTCATGTAATTGGCTCGGTCCGCCCCATATCCTGTCTTGGTCTTGGCCAGAACTTTGTAGAGTGAGGAGGCCGTGACTTTGCCCAGGCGAATCGTGAACCATTCCTCGGTGCGTTGCTCATCCATTTACTTTCTCCTTTTTGGCACGCTCAATGCGAGCCTTTTTCGCTGCGATTACTTTGGTTTGTAGTGATTGATTACCCTCGCACGCATCGTATGCAAATTTATACGCTGCTGCCAGTTCCTCGGAGTTGTGGGTGGCTTCAATGGCCGAGAGGTGATCGGTAATGTCTGGCATGGGGGCGGAGCGTCTGGTGGCTTGCTCGCCATCGTCATCTTCTGGGGCGATTCCGCAGGCTGCCATGAGCGATCCTCTGCGAGCATAGGTCAGCGCACTCATGTGGCCTTGGGGATCGGCTTTGCTTGCAGGAAAGTGCAAGATTCCGCATTCCATCATTTCGC